ATCTTATCGATATGAATCATGATTTTAAAACACAGGATCGCCTTGCTCTGAGTAAAAAGGTACGCCACGACGCACATAAACATTGACGGAACGTGGAACGAAAAATAGTCTCACAGAAAGGATTAAATTATGAAATCACCAGAAAACAAAGGTAACATATTCAATATTCAATGGGAAAAGATGGTCAAGATCATCACAGATAGAGATGATTTTCATGACAATCTTTTAGATCAACTATCAATACTTTGCGATCTATACCAAGAGTACCACGAACTTTCTGAATTTATTAAAAAGAACGGATACTCTCTTGACACGGAGGGACGTTATGGAACACAGCTAAAGAAGAGGCCTGAAGTTGAGCAGCGTAACAAAACGCTCCAAGAAATAAGGTTTTATTCAAAAATTCTGGGCCTAGTTTCTTCAAACGGAAATCACATAAACCCAAAAGACGAAGAAAATGACTGGCTCTAGTAAGAATGTCTTGTGGAGAGACATTCCTGGTTATGAAAATATATATAAAGTATCAAATACCGGGATCGTGATTAGTTTGAAAAGAAATTTAAAAAACTCCGGCGGGGGTGTTAAGAAAAAAAATATTGTATTAAAAAATCAGGTTAATAAGAGAGGCTACGAGACAGTAGGTCTTTACAAGAGCGGGAAATCAAAAAAATGGTTCATCCATAGACTTGTCATGCTCGCTTTTATTGGCCCATTGCCTGAAGACATGGACGAGATAAACCACATAGATTTTAACCCGTTAAATAATAGATTAGAAAATTTAGAATACACAACACATAGAGACAACGCTCGGCATTCATATAAGGCCGGAAGGTATAATGATATCCCAGGAAAAACCAGAACAAGAGAAAAATCTAAATTAAATATTGAAAAAGTTAATAAGCTGAGAAGTCTTGGCGAGAAGGGTATGTCCATAAGGGCACTAGGGAGAATGTTTGGAATATCACACACCCAAGCAAGAAGAATACTTATCAGGGAAAACTGGGATGGTGTTTGATCATAAAAAGCATCCTAACTGCGCAAAGGCTTTTCAATATGCAGAGGATATAATTTCTGAAAAGATACCCTCATGTTGGCAAGTAAAGGCCGCTTGTGAAAGGTTTAAAAGAGATCTGGAAAATGACGGGTTTTACTTTGACCTTGATAAGGCGGAACGAGTTTGTTTTCTGGTTCAAAAGTTCACTCATATAAAAGGGCCTCTCGCGGGAAAGCCTTTACTTTTAGAGTCCTGGCAAATTTTTATATATGCAAATGTTTTTGGTTTTTATCACAAGCACACAGGCTTTAGAAGGTTCACAAAAGTTTTCGTACTATGTTCCCGAAAAAACGGAAAAACTGCGCTCTCATCGCCTCTTGGTCTTTATATGCTTTCCCTCGATGGGGAGGAAGGGGCAGAGGCTTACTCGCTCGCATCAAAAAAAGATCAAGCCAGATTAGTATTTGACTCAGCAAGAGAGCAGGCAAGGAGATCAAAAACCTTTTTACAAAAGACCGGAACTGAGATTTTTCGCCACCATATTGAAAATGATAAGACGGCAGGAATATTTAAACCATTGGCAAGTGACTCAAACTCTCTTGATGGGCTTGGGCCTTCTTGTGTAATCTTTGATGAGGTTCACAGCTTTAAAGACAGAAATCTTTATGGCGTTATGGAAACCGCTATAGGTGCCAGGAGGGAACCAATTTTGTGGGCCATTTCCACCGCTGGTTTTGACGATACAGGAATCTGTTATGAGCTTCAAACTGACCTGGAAAAGGTACTCAAAAGAGAGTATGAAGACGAAAGCCAGTTCGGACTAGTGTACACGATAGATAAAGAGGACGACTTTAGAGACAAGTCTTGTTGGATAAAAGCGAATCCAAACATAGGCGTTTCACTATCTGAAGAATATATACAAAGCATGGTAGACAAAGCAATAAGACAGCCAGGTAACAAAAACAATGTTCTTACAAAACACTTTAATATCTGGTGTACGGCCAGCGAAAATCTTTTTGACATGATTTCCTATGATGAATGCGCCGATCCTGAATTAAAGATGGAAAAGTTCCACGGTCGTCCCGCTTATGTTGGAGTTGACCTTGCTTCCAAGATAGATTTAACAGGATTCATTTATATTTTTAAAGAAGACGATATCTATTATATGTTCGGTGATTCTTTTCTACCCGAAGCGGCAATTGAATCCTCCATGAATGCGGCATACGCAGGATGGGTCGATCAAGGTTGGCTAACTGCGACGACAGGGGAGGCAATCAACTATACAAAGCTTGAAGAATATTTTTTAAATAAAACATCAAAAGTAAAAGTATATGACGCTATGTATGATCCTTGGTCAGCGAGTCAATTCTCTCAGAACATGTCGACGGCCGGCGTCGAGATGACAGAATTTAAGATGAATACGGCTAATGTCTCAGAACCCCTTAAATTTTTAGACGCTCTGATAAGAGAAAAGAAAATAAGACACAATGGCGACCCTGTAATTAGATGGTGCTTCTCCAATGTGGTAGCTAAAGAAGACCATAATGGGAATATTTATTTTAGAAAATCTCACCCAAAATTCAAGATAGATTTATGCGTCGCTGCAACAATGGCAATCGCAGGATGGATGCAAGAACAAGAGAAAGAATCCATCTACGAATCACGGGGAATCACAATACTTTAAAAAATTTGTTTTTTTATATTAAACGGTTATCCTATTGATATAGGAGTATCTATTATGGGAAAACTGATTAATTTAAACAATAAAAAACCTTTTGGTATAAAGTGCAGGGATAATGGCTCCTCCGCAGAAATAATCATTTATGAGGATATAGGTCAGGGAGGCTTCTTTGGGGAAGCTTTATCAGCTAAAGATTTTGAGAAAGAACTTAAGGCGCTACCTAAAACAGTGACGCAAATAGATGTGAGACTAAATTCCATGGGTGGCGACGTTTTCGAAGGTATAACCATATACAATAGATTAAAGCAGCATAGTGCGCATATTACTGTTTATGTTGATGGTATGGCCGCGTCAATTGCGTCGGTTATAGCAATGGCGGGTGATGAAATTATAATGAGCGATGGTGCCTTAATGCTAATTCACTCCGCGTGGACTGTCGCTGGGGGTAACGCTAGGGATTTAGAGCATGTCATCGATAGGTTATTGCAGATAGATGAACAGATTTTATCTATCTATCAAAATAAAACTAGGATGGATAAAAACGAATTAAGAGATATGATTTCAAAAGAAACAACAATGAATGCTGATCAGGCCATTGAAATGGGATTCGCTACAAAAAAATCACAAGAAGAATTTGCTATTGCCGCTTCGGTGAGTAATGCTAGTTGGATAAAAAATAAACCCAACTATAATAGAAACAAAATTATAAAGGATAAATTATCAGAATTTAAGAAAGACGTTGAAGGGTTTTTAGCTCGCAAATAGCGCAGCGACCTTTTAGTTTTAACAAACATGGAACAAAAATAGCAAGGAGCGCTAGAATGAACGAACTGGAAAAGCTACAGGCGCGGTTGTCTGAGATTTTTAATGAGTTAGAAGTTTTCAACTCAATAACTGATCTTACCGATGAGCAAGTAGCAACAATTAACACTCTTCACGGAGAGTATGAAGGTGTAAAAGCCAAATGCGAAGCACTTGAAAAAGTAGCCGCAATTTCAAACCATGCCAACACTTCGGCAAGAAAAACAACAACACCAAAAACAGAAAATACAAAAACTCCTGTTGTTGAAGTAACAAATCGTTATGACAACACAATGGGTTTTAAAAGTTTTGGTGAGTTTGCCTCTGCAATTGCAGACAAATCAAAAGGAAAAATCGATCAAAGATTTAACAACGCAACAGCTTATGAAATGATTTCAGAAGACGGCGGTGTTTTAATTCCTGAAGGTTTCATGACTGAAATTCAATCAAAAGTTTCGGGTGATGGATCTTTACTTGCAAGAACTTCTGAATTTAGAACTTCAAGCAATCATCTTTCATTACCTGTTGATGAAAAAGAACCTTGGAATGGTGGTATCAAAGCTTACTGGATGGGCGAGGGTCAAACTTACACAGAAAGTAAACAAGAGCTAGGACAAGCAAACTTTAGACTTCAAAAGCTTGGAGCTTTAGTTAAATGTACAGATGAGCTTTTAGAGGACGCTGCTGCTCTTGAATCTTATATCAGAGCGAAAGCCCCTGAAGCTGTCATGCACAAGCTAAATGACGCGATTATTTCAGGTGACGGTAACGCTAAACCTCAAGGTATTTTGAATAGTGGTTTCACTGTTGAAGTCGCCGCTGAAGCGGGACAAGCAGTAAGCACTATTGTTTACAAAAATGTTGTAAAGATGGAATCAAGACTTATCCCTGGAAATGGGGCCGTTTGGTTAGCTCATCCACAAGTAAAAGAACACCTTAGACAACTAAAAGATGATAACAACAATTTGGTTTATATGGCCGGTGGTCAATTTCCAAATATTGCTGAAGCTGGTTTTGATACTCTTATGGGAAAACCTGTTATCTACATGATGGGTGCTATGCCTGCTTTAGGTGACTCAGGTGATCTAATTCTTACAGATATGAATTATTATTATTCTGTATTGAAAACTTCGGGTATTAAGCAAGACGTTTCAACACATCTTTACTTTGACCGCGATATTACTGCGTTCAAATTTTCTATGAGGGTCGACGGTAGATGCCCATTTAAAGCTCCGGTAACAACTCAGTATGGAAACTATGACATGTCAGGTTTCATTAAACTTGCTGCACGATAATTAAAGGGGAGATAATATTATGGAAGGTTTATTGATGGAGCATAATAGCTCAAAACAAGTCGCTTTACCCGCGGATCTAAATACTGCTGCGGTAACAGGCGCAAGAATTAATATGGCAAAAGGTTTAAAACTCGCTGTAGTTTTATCTTTTGGAGATTCCATTGCTGCTGTTGTGACTCCTAGTTTTCAACAACACGATGCTGCGACAGGTGGTATTTCTAAGGCCCTTAATATCCAGGCCAATTACTACACAAAAATCGAAGGTGAAACTGTTTTTACTAAAGTTGCTATTCGTCCTGATGATTCTGGACTTTCTGATAGCGTTGCTTTAGCTTCACGTTTTGCCAATGCTGGTGGAATCGCAGTATTTGAATTTTTACCAGAAATGCTTGATGCTGATGGTGGGTTTGAATACTTATCAGTAAATGTTGCAGACTCTACTGCCGCTAAAATTATGAGCGGTGTTTATCTTGTAAGAGATTTACGAGTAGGATCGTCTGAGAGCGAAATTCTCTAATTTTTTTTAAACAGGGTGGCTACGGCCGCCCTTTTTTTTCTGAGGTGACAATTATGAAGAAGGTTAAACTATTTTTCCCCCGAGAAATGAAATATGGAGACAGAGTTTTTGAAGGCGGGAAAGTACACGAAATATCTGAAGAAAAGCCGGGTTTTATAAATCGCTGGATTATGCGCGGTTGCATAGAAGAAAAAGAAGAAGAACTAGAGGAATTAGACGAAATATTTGAAGAACTGGATGAATTGGAAGACAATAGTGAAGAAATAGCAGAAGAGGATGATGAACTCGATTTAGAAGAAGAAGAAGAAGAGTAATCCATGGGCATTTTTTCCTTTTTTAATAAGAAAAAATACAGAGAGGGCCAGCCGCAAGCGTCTACGAGACTGGCCGTAAGATCGGGGGGAACTACTGTTTATCCCGACTCAGCTATGCAGGTATCCGCATTTTACAGGGGTGTAATTTATATATCAACACAGCTTGCAAAATTGCCTTGGGACGTAAAAGACATAGAAAATAAAAAACTAACCAAGCACAGAATTTCTCCCATTATCGGACTAGCACCAAATGACGAAATGAACTCTTTCATGTTCAGATTATTTATGTTTCAGTCGGCGCTTATTTATGGAAATGCCTATGCTGAAATAGAAAGGGATAACGCCGGGAGAATAGTGGCTTTATGGCCTATCCCTGCTCAACATGTTGACATTTTGAGAGCGGGAAAATCTAACGAGATATTATATAGAATTATTCGTGGTGGAATAAGTATCCCAGGTGAAGACGCTTTTCTAACAAAAAGAGAAATGTTTCACCTTAGAAATTTTCACACAAAAGATGGTTTTGCAGGCCTCGGACTTATTGAATATGCAGCGGAAGCACTTGGAACAGCATTAGGTGCAAATGGATTTGCCAATTCATTATATAGTAATGGTGGGATGCCCGCGGGTGTTTTAACCATCGATGGGAAGCTTTCCGACGAGGCCCTTTCTAGGGTTAAAGAAAGCTGGAGTTCTGCTCATGGGGGGCGAAAAGTCGGAGGGACAGCAATACTTGAAGAGGGGCTTAAATACAATTCAATTTCTCATGACCCACAAGTGCTACAATTTTTAGAGTCAAGACAGTTTTCTGTTTTAGAGATCGCTAGATTTTTAGGACTTCCACCAACTAAATTATTTGATACCAATGCGGCCACTTTTAACAATATAGAAAATGCTAACTTAGAAGTGGCCACGGATACACTCGACGCATGGGCCAGAAATATTGAAATGGAAGCCGATATAAAATTATTAGATAAAGGCTTTTCTGGAAGGAAAACCGAAATGGATATGAAAGCCGTTTTTCGTGGTGATATGGATACGAGATCGACTTACTTCACTAAGATGATGCAAATCGGGGCCATGACTCCGAACGAAATAAGAACAGAAGAAGGTAACACCCCTTACGAGGGTGGCGACCGATATTATATTGCTACAAATAATTACACTCCAGCAGATAGAGTTGATGAGGTTGTTGATTCTCAGGTGGGCATTAATGACCAGCCTATGCCCGTGATTAACAACAAAGTCGATGATGAATTAAATGGGGCCGTTATTAGTTATTTAAATGGCAAAACTAAACTCGTATAATACGCAGTAGGTTTTGAGGTGAATAAGGCAGCTATCTTAGCTATTGTTGATGCTATCATTCGAGAGCGTCTAACTGAAAAAGATACAAGAGGTATTAGAGGGCCTCGTGGATTCAAAGGGACTCCCGGCGCAGATTTTAATTTCAAAGAAAATGAATTAGAAATATTAGGTCTTATAAAAAAGACAGTCGTAGATAATAAAGATTTATTCAATTTAAAATTCTCAGAATTAAACGAAAAAGAAAAAGAATTTCTAAAACTAAAATTACAGGATTTAAGTTTAGAGGATATAGAGAAACTTTCAGGCCCAGAAGGAAAGCCAGGGAAAGATTTTAAGTTTTCACAACACAAAGATAAAATATTTTCAAAAATAGAAAAAACGATTGATTCCATAAAGGACGAATTTAAATTGCGATTTAGTAATTTAACTGATCAAGAAAAAGAAGAAATAAGAGGACAAAAAGGCCCTAGAGGACAGAGGGGGAAACCTGGTAAAGATTTTGATTTAGAAGAAAATAAGGAACTTATAGAAAAAGCCATCTCGGATCAAAGTAATAATTTTATAGGGCCTAAAGGCCCTCGAGGTTTAGCCGGTCGCCCAGGTAAAGATTTTGATTTTGAAGAAAATAAAGAAAATATAAAAAATATTGTAGAGGATAAAAAAGAATTTCTAAGATTAAACTTTTCGGATCTCACAGAAGAAGAAAAAAGCGAATTAAAAATAAAGTTCTCCGACTTCTCAGAAAAAGAGATTCAAGATTTAAAAGGCCCTCGAGGATCTAGAGGACAAAAAGGTAAATCAGGTGCAGAAGGTAAATCCGCATTCGATGTTTGGTCAGAGAATAACGAAGGCACAGAAGACGATTATTTAAATTCTCTTATAGGTGAGAAGGGAGAAAAAGGCGAAAGAGGAGAAAGGGGGGTTAGAGGCCCCATAGGAATGAAGGGACTCAACGGCGGTCAGGGATTATCCGGCAGAGATGGAAAAGACGCTCCAACTATAATAGATATAGAGGTTTCACAAAAAGATAAAAAAACTTTTAAATTGATATTTCATTTTTCAGATGGGAAAATAATAGAGACTAAGATTATCGATATTCCGGTGATACAATCTCTATACCAAAGCTTTATGGGTGGCGGAGGTGGGGGAAGTTCTTCCGGTGGACTTGCGGCTATTGCCATCATGGATGATGGCATTGCTGTAGGTGATGCAAAAACTCTCAATTTTATAAACTCAACCGCAACAGTAGACGGGTCAGACCCAGACCAAATAAATATTACACCGGATGCGACTTGCATTGAGGTGGATGATGAAAGCGTTTTAGTCACCGATTGTGTTACTAAAATGAACTTTATTGGTGACAACGTACAGGTAGTACCCTCAATCGGTTATAGCCGATTGGCCTACGATGGACGTGGTTAACCCTATATCCTCTTACGCCGGTTCTGACCCCGGTGCCGTCGATGTTCATGTTTTCGGAGTAGCAGAGAAGTTAAGTAAAAGTTTTATTGCAGGGGAACCTATAGCTCTATATCAATTTGTGAGATTAGACGCTTCTCAAGAAGCTTTTAAAGCGACTAATAATTCAACCTTTGAAGAAGCTCAGGCCGTAGGAATAGCTCTTGATAGCGTATCAACAGGCGCTCAAGTGAGTATTTTACTTTTCGGATTATATGAATCTGGGGCGTTTTCTTTCACGGTTAATAATCCTTTTTTCTTAGGAGTTAATGGGGCAGCAATTCAAAACCCACCAACGGCAACAGGAGAATTTGTTGTGGAATTAGGGCAATCTTTAGGGCCTGGAGCGATATTCCTTGATATTGCTAGACCGGCGGAGATAATTTCATGACGTATAAACTACTAGGACGAAAAATAACAGGTGGGCAGGAAGTTCTTGTTGATCCGTCCCAAGTAGGGGGATCTAATGTAATTTTAACAAATGTTGACTGCGAAGCTACGGTATTTGTGGGCGCAGCGGTGATAATGCAGTCAGGAGGCATAGCAAAAAATGCAATAGCCGATTCCCTGGCCAATTCTAACGTCATTGGAATTGTAGAATCAAAATCATCGTCTATACTATGTAATATAAGAGTTTTAGGAACTACAAGTGCGATTTATACCGGGCTTGATGTTACTAAAGAATATTTTTTAAGTGATACGGTTGCAGGCGAACTTGTAACAACAGTCCCAACAACTTCAGGGCATGTTGTACTAAAACTAGGGCAACCATTTAGCGCAACCGATTTTGTAGTTCTCAAAGGACAGAGAACAGTAAGGGCCTAGCATGATTGAAACAAAAGACTTGTGGATAGCTGCTTTTTTAATTAACTCAGGTAAGAAGCTCGAGAAGTTTGAGGTATTGTCCCCAGGGAGGGCCAAGTTTTATTTCAAGATTCAAAGAGAAGAATATTCCGCCCTAAAATTATTATTTTTTCAATCCGAAACCAGCAAAATAAAGCAAACAATAGAAGAACTTAAAGACTTAGCTTATTAGGGGGCTATTATGGCAGTTAAGAAGAAAAAACTTATTGAAAAAAATGATATCGAAAGAGAGGTTGAGAAAAAACTAACTCCCGACGATTTACGTCAAATTGATAAACAGCATTTTAATCAAAAAAGTATTGATTATGAAATAAAATTGATTAATATGGAGATAGAGAAGTTCCAGGTAAAGTTAGAAGCACTATTGTTAAAACGAGATAATTTTAGTTATAAAAAGTCAAAACTCCTTGATCAAAATAGGGATTTGTTACGCTCAATTTCTGAGCGGTTAAAGTTAAAAAATGAACAATTTGGATTTGACCCCAATACAGGGGCTATCAAGGAGTAGATTATGTCTAAAAGTTTTTTATATGTAGATACAAGCGGCGCTTATTTTGAATCGCCTGCTTATGAGTCGATTGATTTTATTAACTCTTCAACTGGGGCCGCTGATGCGGGTAAACCCGTTGTACTAGATGCCGCGGGAAACATTGATGCGTCAATGATAAACCCTTTTGACATTCAAGGTATTAGTGAGTGGAAAAATTCAGTTTTAAGTGCTGTTATTTTAACCCCTCCGGCCTCACCTGTAACAGGGGATAGATATCTCATCAAGGGTACAGGAACCGGAGTTTGGGCAGGAAAAGACGGTCAAATAGCTGAATACGGTGGCGCTGCATGGGTTTACTCTGGGGCACCTTTAGCAGGCTGGACTTTAAGTGCAGATAATGAACAAGATGGTGTTTATCTGTATTCTGGGTCGGCATGGTTGAAGAAAGTATATGAATCAACTACAGCTTCAACGGGAGTAACTAAAGTAGGTGTTGATATTCAATTAGCTTCGAGTGCTGCCGGTGCTGGACTTGGTTTTACTACGGGTGTTCTTGACGTAAATGTTGACAATGCTACTATCGAGATAGCTACGGATATACTACAAGTCAAAGCTGGTGGCATTAATGACACACATATTGATTTTGGTATAGGCGCTAATCAAGTAAGTGCTTTTGATCTCCCTATCGCGGATGCAGGTAATAAATTTACAGCGACAGAAGTTGAAGGGGCTTTATTAGAGCTACATAATTCTATTGTCGGAAGCGGTATTTCTTATACTGTTGGTACAGGTGGAGTCGCTATTGGTAACCCTGTTTACATTTCAGCAAATGATACTGTTCTTCCTTATACAAACATTGCTGTTGATAACAGAATTGTCGGTATAGCCTTCACTACTGAAGCATCTGCCGCATCTGTTGTTGTTGCAGCAAATGACACAGTAATTTCAGGATTAACTTTTACAGGTTCACCTAGTGCGGGTTCTCCTATTTACTGGGATGGAACTAACCTTACAGCTACTTTTCCTTCAGGGTCAGGTAATTTTGTTTGGCAAGTTGGATTCCTTAAAAACGCGACAGACTTACACGTAGAAACAAGATTCATTAAGAAAAACGCTTAATGGGAGTAGAGGGGCTACGGCCCCTCTTTTTTTTTATTTATGGGTATTTATAAAGTTGGGATATTCGAGAAAGATGGTGTTGAGTTTGGATACGCCGTAGAGAAAGACTTTGGTGAACTCTTGGCCGAATATGGGGTTACCTTTGGGGGAGAAATGGCGCTAGATAATAAGTTGGACATTTTAGCATCAGATACAAAGATAGACCTTCCTTCTATAAATAGCGCTCATCAAGTTATCTATTCCTATTCGGGGAATGGTAGCTTGATCGGTTTTTCCTTGAAACTAAATAGCGAGAAAGTTTTTGTGCGTTTAGTAGTTGATTCCGTAGAAATTATGGACTTGGATTGTGCAATCCTAAAAGACTTCGATCAAGAAAAGAACATACTGGGTTGTCTCATATCTTGGGAAAAGGAAAATAAGATATTTAGGTTTTGTGCGGATAAGGGTTTGAGCTACTCATCGAGCGTTTCAATTGAGGCCAGAGCAAACCAAAATAGAACAGATAAAGATATGAAAGCTTATATCGTAGAAATAGTGAAAACAATATGAAAATAATAGAAGTAACTTATTTAGAATGGAAAACTTTATTGGGAACAAGGCCCCATTATTTTGGGGTAAATGTTGACTCCTATAAATTGTATGCAGGTAATAGGGGGATTGTATTTTATTGTGACTTAGATTTAGACGACGTTGCAGATTATGAAACAAATTATAAACCGCAGGCCAACACAGTATCGCCCGAGACAAATGAAAACGACGCATTTGCTAGTAAGCAAGGGCATTCGTTCAGGGGAATGGGCTTCTCTGGTAATGCTCTGAAAAATGCGTCCACAGTAATAGCATTAACGGTTGATAATACTTATGATCTTTCCGGTGTAGAGATTCTTAATGGCGCATTAGGTGACAAAGTACAGATGAAGGTAGTTGATGATGCTCTGGGAACTTATTCGACAATACCGAACTACGTACTAGATCAATTTGGCATTAACTGGAATATAAGGCCTAACTTTGTGAAAGACTTACCATATACCGCCAGGGTTTACCTTGGTATGAAAGTTGAGTTTCACTATACTAACAGTGATATTCTCAACGATAGAATGATTTATATTAATTTAGATTTACATAGGGTTGTATAATGAAATTTTACTCATGGATATTGAATTTAGTGACGCCTTTGGTGAAGTTTTTGTCTAAGCTACATTCACCATATAGCCATAAGTGCGTAAAAGGTTCGGACTATTATAATGTTCGGGACATCATAGACGTAGGCACGATTTTTTTAACAAGAACGAATGGTGAATTAGCCAATTTAATAAATCCGGGTCTTTTAAAACACGCGGCCATCTACATTGGTGATTGCGACGGAACGGGAATAAGATACGTTGTAGAAGCTACGTTGTCCGGTACAAAGAAAACAGACTTAGTAAGCTTTATGCTTACGAAAGACGTTGTTATCGGTTGTAGACCAAAGTTCTTAACAGATGAAGAAAGGGCCTTAATTCCGACTGAGGCTAAACGAATTATCGGCGTACCTTACGATTTTGTCTTTGACTATACAGAAAGCAAAAGATTTTATTGTTATGAGGCCGTAGCTTATTTATTAAAAATGGTTAGACCTGAGATCAATATAAAGAAAAAAGAAGTGATAAAAGGTAAAAGCATTTATAGCTTTGAATCTTTTTTAGAGGATTCAAATTTGTTCACTAAAATTTTTCACATTGGGGAAAAGTAATGACGATGTTAGTATCACTCACAGATATAGAAAACGTATCTAGGAAGAAACAACCACAACTTACGATAGTTTCCTAACTGATCAAATTACAATTGTTAGTGATTCAATCGAAGGGTACTGTGGACCGTAAAATTTTTTAAGTGCTTCTTATACAGAAGAATTTTATGGTGAGGATTATCTTAACAGTTATTCCGCTGATAAACTTTTTGCTTTTCACTATCCTATTACTTCTGTTACGTCCGTGAAGGAGATAGAAGTGCTTGCTGACGCTACTGAAAACTCAACAACGATAGCAACAACCGAATACCTATTAAGACCCGACACGGGGTTATTTAGAAGGAAAACTCTAGGAGGCCCTAGAAAACCTTGGTTCTCTGTTTATGGTTTTACTTCAAGGGTCGAAATGATTTACACGGCAGGCTTTTCAACAGCGCCAACGCCTATTCTCGACGTAGTATATAACCTCGTAGANCAGCGGTATGGAAAAAAGATAAGCGGAGTTGATCTTGGTTTTGGAAATGATGTTCAGAGACTTGCTATACCTGGAGTTATGTCGATTGATTTTGACTATACTCTCCAAGTTAATGAACGAAAAACAGCTTTTGGAATGATACTCGGGAATTATGTAAATATATTAGATATGTATAGAAGCGATAGAACAGTTATAGGTGCTATCAAGGAAAATTATGTCCAATAGATACGTAAACGCATTTAAGTTTTGTGATCAATAAACAGGGGCGCGAGGTAAGTCTTGAAAGAGGCGCAACAATTGTCAANATCACTATGGCCCCTTCTAATTATTTTAGAAATTTATCAAGTTTAGAGGATATGGTCATAGACGGTCACGAGTTTATTGTAAGTAAAGACGCTTTAGACACTGTGAGTTTTCCTACACCCAGAAGAGGCGATGTTATATACGATTCGATTACCGGATCTAATTCTGTAACCGAAGTGAAAGAACTATTTATTTTAGGCGCGCTCGCAGGTTACAGATTGAGGACTGCGTAAACATGGGCTTTGCTATAAATGTAAGAGATACCAGCAAAAAAGCTCCAAAATATGAGTTCGATAAAGACCTTACAGGAAAGGAGACTCTTGAAGACTTTCTTTTTTTTGTTAAGGATGCACTTATAAGTACGTCAAGACAGATTTTAGAAGAAGAACAAAAGGTGGGCTTCGATAAAAAGCCGAGAGTGAGAGTCGATAACAATTTTAAAAAATCAATTTCACAAGTTAAACCTATAGGCAAGATTGAGTATTTTTCGAGAGTGGATATATCCCTAGCATTGCTGCGTATGTATGATGAAATTATAAAAAGGAGTCCGGTATCTACGGGGCAATATAGAAGCGGGAATCTCGTTTTTGTTAATGGTATAGAAGTTGCTCAAAGTGCCAGCGGTCTGAAAAGATTTGTTGTGGCTAAGGCCTCCGAGGGAGGTTTTAAGAACGGTGATGAAATACGATTTTTGAATATTCTCCCCTATGCCAGAAAATTAGAAAGAAAAGGTATTCGTAGGGGAACTAAGGGTAAATTCGCAAATAAGAATCATCGTGCAGGCGGGAGAAGAAGAAATAGCAAGAAAACCGGGCTATCCATAAATCAACCTAATGGTGCTTACTATTTATCTTTTCGGCTATTCAGGAGACAATTTAAACAGATAGCCCAGTTTATGAGTTTTAGGTTTATGCCAAATGGATCATCGGGAATTTATATACCCATAGTAGGGAGATTCAGAAACACTTTCAAAAGAGATAATAGACCTTATTTATATCCTTCTATCGTGATAAAGTTAGCCGGAGAAGGCATACAAGGGAGAGGGNATTGAGCAGTTCATACGTTAGAACACAATTTAAAACTTTTCTGGGCAATAATAGCGCAGAGAATATCATCGATTTGACAGGCAAATACTTGACTTTAGACGAGGTAATATCTGACGAAGGACTGGCAAGAAACGATCCCTGGCTAGGCATACAGTTTGTGGGGTCGAGTGAAGACCCGACAACAATAGTTTCCAACAATACAACGGGTAAATATAGAGAAATTGGAACTGTGTTTTTTGCACATAGTCGCAAGGTCATCGAGTACGCTTGTTGATGATATTTTATTAAGATCAGAAACTTTGCGAGATTTGTTGAGAGGACGTAGAATAAACGATATGGTTATAGAGGGTATATCTCCGGCCAATTTTGAGGTCGGGGCAACACTTGATTTAGAAGCTGGGTATCAATCAGCTTCAGTTATTGTTAATTATTATAGGGATTTAAATTTATAAGGATTTCTCTCGGCTAGAGAAATTTAAACGGAAAATATCAAGGAGTTAGATATGTCCAGTAGTAACCAGGTCAGAGTGGCCGTCATAGAGGAAACCGTTTACGGAACTACGCCGGGGGCGGGTAATTTTAGCACAACAAGATTTACAAGCGATTCACTATCCGGAACACCGGAAACAACGGAATCACAACAGATCAGAACCGACAGACTTTCATCTGGTCAGGTAGTGACGGGATTAACCGTTAGTGGCGATATAAACTTGGAACTTGCTAAAGAAGCCGTAGTCGATTCTTTTATCGAATCTGCAATGTACAGCACATGGCAAACGTCCGCAGTCGTAACAGTCGATTTAACTATAGACACGATAGCGGGAACAGTGACAAGGGCGTTAGGAGACTTCACAGCCGATTTAGTTGTTGGCGATATGTTAACATTCACAGGATTCACTAACACAATTAATAATACTCAAGTTATGGTGACTGAAGTGACTTCAGCTACAGTTATCAAATATGTAGGCCCTGATGGATTACTAGACGAGGTCGGATCAGGAACGACTTATCAATTGAATGATTATGTAGAAATAGGAACAGCTAAAAAATCTTTTTCAATGGAAAAATCATTTTTAGACTTAACAACAAAAGCTATCGTCTATAAGGGCATGATCGCTTCGAACATGTCTCACAATATAGCTTACGGTGAGATTATTAATTCCACATTTTCTTTTTCTGGAAATAGCTATCAAGAGGTATCAGCTTCTACGGATTTTATAACCAATGGTAGAACCGTCGATGCTGCGGCAACAACGAACTCGTTGAATGGTTCTGTTGATATGCCTTTTCTAATAAATTCCGCTGGGGGGACTCTTACACAGTCAACATTTTGTATTCAATCCATTTCACTGGGATTGAATAACAACTTAACGCCTCAGACTTGTATTGGGGAGACAGCGCCTATTGATTATTCTGAGGGAACCGCACAGATTGAAATATCATTAACCGCATATCTTGCGGATGATAACTGGGCCTTACTATCTAAAAAACTAACTCAGACACCTTTTTCGATAGGGTTTATGGTTAAAAACAACGATGGTCATTATGGATTCTTTTTACCGGCCGTACAAGTTTCTTTTGAAGACCCTGCAAGTGCAGGACAAAACCAAGACGTATTTTTGAATATGTCTGGGGTTGCTAAGGTAGGGTCTACAGGTGAAAAAGCTTTAAGAATGTTTAGAAGTTAAAAAATAATATGAGGGCCTCTTTTATAGGGGCCTCTTTTTTTTGTTACGTTAATTTACAGGAGAGTTACAAGATGAAAACGAATTTAGATAAATTCTACAAAACAGACTCATCTTTAGAAAAAGATGGTATTTGGATTATGATTTCAGATGAGATAGGTTTTCTCGTTAGGAGATTTGGCGGTGCTAACTCAGATAAGATCAAACTCGCTATGGCCCAATATCACAAGCCGTATGCAAGGCTTATTGAGAAAGGGACTCTAGATTCAGATAAAGAAGCGAAACTTATGACAAGGGCCTTCGTTGAGGCGTGTTTAGTTGATTGGAAGGGGATTGAAATTGATGGTGAAATAACTCCTTTTTCCGTTGATGTGGCCGTAGAGTTTTTTATCAATTTGCCCGAGCTTGCAAATGAGGTCATCACTCAGTCACAACAAGTCGATAACTTTAAGGAAGACTTGGGAAACTCCTAACTGGCTATCTCACTTGGCACTTAAAATGGTGCGATAAGCCAGAAAAACTTGATTTCTATTATGACTTGCTCAGTCGCGGGTCAATTAGAGAAAACGATAAGGAACCTAATATAGGGCCTTTTGGTATTTATATCGAAATGTTTTTCGAACTGAATACGTGTAGGGCCGGAATGGGTGACGGCCCTATTTCTTTTACGACTATACATAATTTTGCTAACATAAAAGAGATAAAAGATTTTGATGAGTTTCATTATATAATGAGACAATTAGACAACTGTTATCTAAAAAATAGGGAATCCAAGGATGGCGACTCAAACAAGAACAATTAAAATTGAGGTTCAAGCAAAAGGTCAGGCTGAACTTAAAAAAATATCTAACCAAATGGGGAGGCTTAATAAAGAGGCCAAGCATGTCAGTAAATCCGTTGATGCCCTCAAAATTGGTTTCGCCTCATTCATTGGTGTCGGCGCAATTCGATCTCTAACGTCAATGGCAGATAAGTTTCAGCTATTGGGAGACAGACTAACCATTTTCGCCGGATCGGCTGAAAAAGGTTCTGAATTACTAAAAGATTTAACAACTAGTGCGAGATTCACAAAGTCATCGGTGAGTGACTTAGGAACAGTATTCAACCGAGTTGGTCTGGCCACTCAAGAATTGGGTTTATCGACAGATCAAATACTTGGATCAACAATAGCTCTACAACAAACTTTTAGACTCTCGGGTGCGACAATGGCTGAAGCTGCGGGTGCAGCTATTCAGCTTTCTCAAGGTCTTTCTTCAGGACAACTTCGAGGGCAGGAATTGAGATCGGTTTTAGAGTCTAACGTCGTGTTCTCTAGTCTACTGTCTAATGAGTTGGGTATCACTAGAGGTGAGCTAATTAAATTTGCGGAATCGGGTAAAATTACTTCGGACGTTGTACTTAATCTACTAGGGAAAAATTTTAAAGCTTTAAATGATAAAGCTCAGAAACTAGGCACGACTTTCGAGCAGTCCTTAACTATAATAATTGATGTATTCGGAACAAAAATAGACGAATTTAATAAAAAATTAGGAGTGTCAAAAAGGCTTTNACAAAGTTTTGCGAACGCCATTGTGAATAATATAGATATCGTTGAATCTGCGATAGGAGGCTTAGTCACTCTTATCGTGCTAAGTTCAATCCCTGCAATCCAGGCGGCCTTTGTTTCCCTTTATGCCACCATAAATGCTCACCCGATAGTGTTCGCTTTTAAGCGCGATTGCGTCCGCAGCTATTTTTCTCGCCCGAAATTGGGATCTAGTAACACTAAATATGAGAAAAGCGTGGTTAAAATTAAGAGTTGCATCTATCAAAGGGGCCGCAGCTATTGTTAAAGCAATAAAACCTTTGGACGACAGATTGAGAAAGCTTTTTGGTAAAAAACCTAGAGCGCGTTCCGATTTTTTTAAGAATGAAATTAATTCAATCACAGCGTTAAAAAAAGAAATAGCTTTAATCGATAAAAAACTCGCAAAGTTGGATAAAGGCAAAGTTAATACGATAAACAGAATAGCGGACGCAATGAAAAACCTATCTATCAAGACTAACGGGGGGCCGGGAAGCACAGCGGATTCCATAGCTTCTTTAAACGCAAAAGTGAGAGAGGGTGTAATAACTCTGGGTGAGTACCATGCGGCAATCGACAATTTAAAATTAGCTGAACTTGATAAGAAGTTTCGTGAGGGAAAGATAACACTAGACGAGTATAACTCTGGTTTAGTTGATTTGGCCCAAAATCTTGAAGACGTAAACAGTGTTTCCACCGGAGCGGTTGACGGGCTTGCAAAAGTGGCAAAAGAGGCAGGCAACGTGGCCAAGGGGGTCTCTCAAGGTATCCAAAGCACGTTCAGCACATTAGGAGACTCAATTGCTAGTTTTGTTAAAACCGGAACTTTTGAATTTAAGAAGTTTGCTGAGTCTGTTATAGACGATCTAACTAAAATAATTATTAAGGCGGCTATCATTGCACCTTTAGCTGGTGGAATCGGGAGTCTTATTTCCCCTAAGTCACCGTCTCCGTCTGTGAATCCCACAAACTCCATTGGGTTTGCAAATGCAGGTGGGGTAGGTGTTAATGCTTCTCCAAATTTTGCAAAAGGTGGGGCGTTTAATAATGGTAATATAATTCCATTTGCTACTGGGGGTATCGTAGGTTCCCCTTCACTGTTTCCTTTGTCTGGCGGTAAATCAGGTTTAATGGGTGAGGCGGGGCCTGAAGCAATACTACCTCTATCGCGTGGGCCTGGTGGAAAGTTAGGAGTTGATGCCTCTGGAAATACGGGAGTTGTTGTTAATGTTATAAACAACACAGGGGGCGAAGTAGAACAGAGAGAAAGAAGAGGTTCTAACGGGGAGCGAGTTTTAGACGTTGTTATACTGGGAGCAGTAAGAAAAGGTATAGCGAGCGGATCTTTAGACAATACATTGGGTGAGAACTTTGGTCTAAAAAGGAGAGGTAGATAATGGCACAAACTTTTCCAGCTTCATTACAAGATAAATTTAACCAGGCAGGATTTTCTTACGCCTTTGGAAATTCAACACTTGAATCAAAAGTGGATGCAGGGCCTCCGAAAAAGAGAAGGAGATACACCACAGAGATCGATGAGATAAGCGGCACAATAGAATTAGAAAAAAGCGAATTTACAACTCTTGAAACTTTTTACAAAACGACACTCTCTGGGGGAGTCCTAACATTTAATTTTAATCATCCGATAACACAAGTAAGCACGGAATATCAATTTACAAAGCCTCCAACTATAGCTCCTTTAGGGGGTAATTATTTCAGAGTTAACTTTAATTGGCGTGAAGTTATATGAGACAATTATCTAACGCTTTACTGGGTGAGCTTTACGCTAGTGAAAGTTCTGATCCGTTTCTAATGCTTATGACTTTAACCCACGCATCATTTTCCACTATTTATTTAGTTAATAATATTGTGGACGTAACTAGTAATGGCAATCTCCATATAGCTTTTCCAATGGAAATAACAATTCCCGCTGATGACGGCCAGTCGTCTAGAGAAGCGTCCATTGTTTTCGACAATGTTTCACTAGATATAATCGAACAGATGCGTTCGGTTTCAACGCCTATGCTAGCTAAAATTGAGATGGTTTTAGCCAGTGACCCAGATAATGTTGAAATATCTTTTGAAGAGTTAAAAGTTAGTAATATCACGTATGATGCGCAAACTATAAAGGCCAGTCTTTTTTTAGATGACTTTTTAAATACAGAGTTAACAAGTGAAAAATATACACCAACAATTTATCCGGGATTATTCTCGTAGTTTTATAGGGATACCCTATGATGAACTTGACTGTTATGGTTTAGTACGGCTGTTTTATAACGAAATATTAGGCATAAGACTTGAGGAGCTTTATCAGCAAAGACCCACTGAACAGGAAACATCATGCATCGTATCCACTGAAAAGGAAAAATTCTTAGAGGTTGCAAGTCCTGAATTTGGTGACATAATTTTATTTAATGTTGCTGGGATTACATGTCACATAGGTGTTTATATAAATGAGATTGTATTCCTACACACAAGAAAGCATACAAATAGTGTTTTTGAAAAAATGAGTAACTGGAAAAAAAGGGTTAAAGGTTATTACCGATGTCAAAAATCATAGTAAGAGAAAACCCCCTATCGCAAAAACAAAAAGTAGTTATCATTCAAGATGGTTCTACTCTTGAGGACGCATATAATAAGTACAGACAAGAAAGCAATCTACATAGTAAGGGTGACTATGATCAGTATTTTAAAATATATGTAAACGGTCACGAAATTTATAGGAAGTATTGGAAACACTCAAGACCTCGACCAGGAATGAGTATTCTTATAGCTATAGTTCCCAGAGGGGGAGACTTCGGGCAGATAGCCAAACAAGTTTTAATTCTTGACTGCCGTTGTTGTTGCTTCCTTTGTTATACCTGGAGGCGGTGCAGCATCAAGTGGACTCGCTACTGTGGGACACGGACTAGCTGTTGCCGCTGTTGGTGTGGGATCTACTCTTATCTTAAATGCTCTCATACCACCACCAAGTAATGCTTTACGATTAAATGGTTCTGGGGGAGATGATTACAGCGATTCTCAAATGTACACAATTTCTTCTCAGTCTAACTCTGTGGAGAAGTTCAAGTCCGTTATGAAAGTCTATGGTCAGCATAGAGTTTTCCCCAATGTTGCAGCGAATGCTTATACAACAATAGAAGCCGATCCAAATAGTGGCGAACTTGTACAATACTTTTATGCTATTTATGATTTTGGTTTAGGCCCTTTAGAAATAGAAGAAATAAAAATCGGAGATACATTAATAAGAGATTACACCGATCTAAGTTATAAACTTGTTGATCTTAATAAACCTGGAACGGATGAGGGTACCTGGGACGAACAAACTCAAAACTTTTTTGAATTTTATAAAGGCGATGTGACCCAAACAAACGTGCAAGTTCCTTTGAATGATAATGAATCCGATGGTGGAACCGTCTCGGGGTATCAACTCACAAGAAGTGCAGCGACTAACACGAGATCAGAAAATCAAGAGATAACGGCCACGTTCGTTTTCCCCTCTGGACTGGTCACTTTAGGCACAGATGGTTCCCGTGAAGGTCGCAACGTAGACATTAGACTTGAGTTTGCTGAAGAAGGAACTGAAGACTGGCGAGAGTTTGACGATCTAACGTACGTTGATGATTATGAAAAACCTTTAGTTAATTTTACACCGATTAATTACCCCTCAGATATAGCGGATGACGCTTCAGCGGCCGCCGAGTTTGAATTATTTAGAGGCGAAATAGTATATAATCATCATAGAGATACTTACGGATTTGGCCTAGATTTTACTAGACCTGAAGGTGACTCGTATCCCCAATCGTCTTATTATAGATACCACTACAAACTATATGGGATTAAAAAAGGTGTCACGACAAGAGTACCTATCGATACTGAGCTTTCGGTTGGTACGGATTTATATGCACACGGAGTAAAACTTGGAAAAGTATTATCCACAACTGTGCGACCTTCAGGTGGTTGGTGGCATGATATTAGTGCCGCTCAAGAGACAGTTTCTTTTGGTGTGAATGTTAGAAGAGAAAAACTTAATGTTGCGGCGACGGCCCCAGACACGTCCTCGTTCAGACTTATCGGTGATGCTATAACCAGAAAAGAACCTACAGCAGGTGTAAACACATATAACGGCATTCAGACAACGCCTCTTTATGGTACGTTCTTATTCAAACCAAAGTCCACGGCTTACTTTAAAAATAAGAATGACTAGAGTTAGAAGTTTTGGTGGATTAACTTTCCAAATTGTTGATGATATGACTTGGGTTTCTCTTACTACTAGATTTCGATGCAGACCCGATAGTAACTAATAAAAGACATACGTTTTTTGAGGTAAGAATAAAAGCAAACGGATCAATTAAATGGTGCTATACAAAACTTATCTGCTACAGCGACCTCAGTTTTGGACGTTTATGATGGTACGACTTGGACAAAGCAGGCCACCTCTAACCCTGCTTGGATTTTTTCCGATTTAATAACGGGGGAAATAAATAAAAACGCATTAGCAAAAACAAGACTAGATACTACGTCTCTTTTGGAGTGGGCAGGTTATGCGGATGAGATACCTATAGCGCCACCAAATGTAGAAGCATACACGGAACCAAGATTTTCAATAAATTTTATTCTAGATTACAGCATAATTTTATCAGCGGCATTAAACCAAGTCGCAAATGCTGCGCAAGCAAGTCTTAACATAATTGATGGTAAGTATGGCGTACTTTTAGACAAGGCAAAAACGACTCCCGTTCAGGTGTTTACTCCTAGAAATTCTTTTGGGTTTTCCTCATCTAGGAAATACACAGAAATCCCCGATGGGCTAAAAATAAAATACGTTGATACGTCCTCTAATTGGGAGATACGAGAGAGAGTCGTTTATAATGATGGTTTTAATGCTACAACAGCAGAAAAGTTTGAGGAGTTTGACGGGTTTGGAATACTTCAACAAGAACAGGCCTATAGATACGGTAGGTATTTACTAGCACAAGCAAAACTGAGGCAGGAAACAATTTCTTTGACTGTAGATTTTGAGCATCTCGTTTGCACCCGAGGAGATTATGTCATTATTACACAAGATGCCATGAAAGTAGGAGGGATCCCTTTTAGGGTCAAAGCTGTTTCGGGATCAGTTATAACTATTGACGCTCCTTTTGCCACACAACCAGCGACAAGTTATGGGTACACATATCGATCAGTTGTAGATGGAATAGTAACCTCTACAATGACAGTCAATAGTTCAACGACGGCCACGCTTAATGGTTCCGTTCCTTCCGTTGGTGACATAATTATTTGGGGTGAAGTAAACCTCATTAATTATGACTGCATAGTAAAGAGTATTTCACCCAACTCCGATCTCACAGCATCCGTAAGTTTAGTCGAAAAGAATGATGCTATATTTTTAGCGGAGTCTTCAGAAAATATCCCGGATTACAGTCCTCAAATTTCTACAGTTCAAGATGAATCTTTGTCACCACCCGCCGAGGTGGTAAACCTTTCAATCGATGAAAATTCATACGACTGCAATGGTGGACAATACCTTTATTTTATAGATTTATCTTGGGAAATTCCCGTCGGCGCTACTTATGAAGTCTTTGAGGTTTATGTCGATTATGGTAAGGGATACGAACTTGTTGATTTTGTAAATACGATTGAATACAGGTACGTAGTAAGTGAGGATAATCTTTGGGAGTGTACACAACTTTAAAGTTTTGGCCGTTAGTGCAACGGGATCAAAACTATCGTTGGGTGAAGTTTCTTTAGTAAGTGGTACGCCCGTCTCAAAGACAACAGCGCCTAGTGATGTTTCCAGTTTATTTATAAACGTGACTAATGAAACTCTTCAATTAGACTGGCCCCTGGTATCAGACTGTGACATTGATAGATACCTTATCAGATTTTCACCTTCTCTAACAGCAGAATGGGAAAGTTCAACCCCTCTTTTAGAAACGGATGCAAATACGTCTTTGACAAATGTTCAAGCGAGAACGGGATCGTATTTTGTCAAAGCTAGAGATTGGAACGGCAACGACTCTGCTCTAGTAGCGAAGGCCGTAACTTCAATTCCTAATTTATTCAATTTAAATGTTATTGAAGAAACTAACGACTTCCCTACGTTCCCCGGTGTTATGGATAGGGTCGTTACTATTGCTAATGATTTACTATTAGATATACAAGCCGCGGGGGCCACAGCAACGGAAGCTTTTTATTCGGAAGGATTCTATTATTATGACAGTTTTCTCGATCTTGGGGGCGTTTACTCTGTAAGACTTCAGTCTTTAATTGAAGCGGAAGGTTACACAAATGGCGATCTTATGGTCAATTGGACAACTCTTTCCGATGTCGCCCTTCTCTCATCGTCACAGGTATCTGACTGGGGAGTGGAGACATACTACAGAGGACGAGACACGGCCGTCACTATGGCTAACTGGACTACGCTTGCTATTATTGACCCAATTAGTCAAGGAGAGCAAGGGGAGTGGACTGATTGGAGAAAATTTACAATCGGTGATTTTACCGCGAGAATTTTCCAATTTAGATTAAAGTTAATAAGTAACCAGGCAAGCGTTTCTCCACGTGTTTTCGAAGCTAAGATTAAATCCGATATGCCTGATAGAATCGCTAGNTTTGATAACATTGTCGCCCCTATATCAGGTTATAGCATTGTGTATTCTCCAGCATTCAAAGGGCCTGGAACGACACCGGCCATTCAAATTACACAAGACAATGCTCAATCGGGTGATTACTATATAATAAGCAACAAGACATTAGACGGTTTTGATATAATTTTTTATGATAAAACAGATACAGCGGTTTCTCGACAATTCGACGCTTTTATAAAAGGATTCGGGTTTGAATACACCGCAACAATTTAGACCAGCTATTTTAAAACGGAGTTAAATTATGGCAACAGGAAGTATTTATTCGTCAATAAATCCCAACACGACCTCGGGAACTCAACTCGCAACACTTCTAGATAATTTCAAAGATGCTGTCGTCGCAGGCTTTTGCACCAATGGAGGNGCAAGACCTACAAACCTAAATTCTGGGGGATATTGGGGTTGACCAACAAGCGGCCCCTGTTTGGTCTTACAAAATGTATGATGGAACAAATGACTATGAAATATTTCAATTAAATGTAACTACGGGTGCTGTGAGCTTTGGTTCAACAAGTGAGCAATTAGAGATAGCCCAAAATAAGCGATGATTCTTTAGGTGCTATTCTAAAGTTATATAAGAAGAGATTAACCGGATCAGGCCAAACGATTGTCGGTGATACGATCGGGGAGATTAATTTTACAGGTTACACAGATACGGCTACTGACGAAATAATGGTTCAGATTAAAACAGTTTCAACGGACAACGTGACTACAGCCGCTCATGGTGCCTATCTTATAGTTTCAACAACTCCAGACAACGGTTCAACTTTGACTGAGAGGTTAAGGGTTAACACTGATGGAAATGTAGGCTTTGGAGAAACTTTGCCCTTGGCAAAAATTCACACAAAAGGCACATCAACAACGGGTAATATTAGAAATACTGTTGAAGAGGATTCTGTTACAGGGCCTAAATTTATTGCTAATAAGAAAAGAATTGCAGGAAGTGGTCAAACACTTAGCGCAGACGAAATAGGTAACGTAGATTTCATGGGAACAGATCAAAACGGTGCCGACATTACTATGGGTCGAGTCCAAGTCAAAGCGTCTGAAAATACAACGAATACTCAATATGGTTCAACCCTTAGTGTTCAAACCGTAGAAACTGGAACAGCGATATTAACTGACCAAGTGACGATTGATGGTGCTGGCAACACAACCATCGCTGGTAATCTCACTATGAACGGAACGGGAGCGACAGCGTTCGCCGGAGACCTAGACGTTAACGGAACCGGGATTAGTGATTTTGCCGGTGACTTAACCGTGCAGGGGAATCTAACCGTGCAAGGAACCACGGTCACTATGAATACTGCCACTGTGGACATAGAAGACGCTAATATAACTATCAATAAAAATGGCACTCAAGCGTCAGCGGATAATCTTTCTGGACTTACCGTAGAGATGAGCGATGCTACAAATGCCTCACTTCTTTATGATAAGGACGTTGCAAGTAAATGGATTATAGGCGAAGTTGGTTTAGAAACTGAAGTCGCCACAGTATCAGCTACGCAAACCTTAACTAATAAAACATTAACAGGCGCGGATATTCAAACACCTTCAAGGTTAGATGCTAAACAGGACACTTTTGCTAACTTAACAACTTATGCGTTGACGGCGAGTAATGGTCAATTTTGTTTTGCTACAGACATAAAAGCAATGTTTCAAGTCGTCGACACAGCACTTGTCAGCGTAGGCGGTGGCGCGGGAGGTTTGGACGTTTTTGATACCGAAGACTTTGAGCAGTTAACAGCAGTCAATACTTCGGGTAACCACGTGGCTTTCTTGGGAGGGGGTATTCTTGACGGTGCTTTCTCCATAGAAACTATAGCACCCTTATCGAGCGGTCACTCGGGTAAGTACACCGCAGGCGCGGCCTCTATTAATGATTATTTAGAAATAAAAACAATTGATATAGATCCAAAACAACAAAGCGAAGACGTTAAAATAAGATTGATAACGGATCTTTCTAGTTTTTCATCGGACGTAACTTTAATGGTTTACGATAAAACAAACGCAGCCGTAATTTCAAGCGCATTAGATGTTTTACCTGGCAATGGGGCTAAGGGGTTTTTTGAAACAATAATTACAATTCCGTCAACATGCCTTCAAATATCTTTCGGTTTTCACATGCTTTCCGCTCCAACAAACACAGAAAGTTTTCTTTTTGATGATATTGAGTTTTCTACCAATATTATAAATTTTGGTGATGTTAATGAGGCATCGGAAATGCACTCAGTAAATTTTGACACCCCTAACTTTTGGGGGGCAACAGGCGTTTCAGATGATTGGGACTTCTCGCTATTACCTAATTTGTCCACATCTAAATATATAACTGTGGCTAATTCGGGGGGTAGAACGGTCATATCCGCCCTACGGGATATAGATTTATATGTAAAATTCCAAGCAATAAGCAACGTCGCTGGAAATATATCTATTAGAAGAGATTTAGATAATACAAACATCACTCGGGTAGAACCCGTAGGAAGCACTTTTTCAACATCAGACGACGTTAAAATAAAACTAAGTGCTGGAGAAGGTATTTATATTTTATGTGAAAGCTTATCAAGCTCTACTGGGGGTATTGTATTAGTAGCGAATGCTTCTAGTGAACACGTTCTCACTCCCGCAAAATCAAATATGTCAGATTGGTTATCATATACACCCACCTATCAAGGTTTTNGAACTCCAACGGCCGTTACAGCGGAATACAGGATAGTGGGTTCAGATTTACAAATGAGAGGAGTATTCACACCCTCAACGGCCACAGCAGTCGAAGCAAGAATCGGGTTTCCTACTAGGATACACTTCTCATTCTGCTTTACCTGTTTTGTCTTCAACTTTAGGAAATATTGTTATTGGAAGGGCCAATGCTCTGGTAGTTCAACCTTTAATGGAACCTAACACAGCTTACTTCACTATGGGAGTCCAACAGGTAAGCACTTTTGGTCTTGCCAAATCAAATGCGGACGTTTTCGCTGCAACAGGTAGCGTCTCGTTCAATGTATCAATACCTATGAACGAACTCTCCTCGGACGTTCAATTTCTTGCAGCCGTTCCAGTTCAAAAAACAACAACTTTATTAGAGACTCAACCAACATCAATAGATGCGGGGGCCTTTACGGCTAACACATGGATCACGAGGTCGCTCAATACCCAAGTAGATGACACATCTTTTTGTTCTTTATCAGCATCGCAGTTTACTTTATCACCAGGTCAATACCGAATTAAGATATTCGCCCCAGCTAATAGGGTCGATAGTCATAAAGCAAAACTATACAATATTACCACGGCCGCGGATGAGTTTACCTGTACGTCGAGCAGATCCCCTTCAAGTATCGCAACAATGAACCCTTCTGTAGGTGCCAGAACATTGACATTAACAACGGCCACAACTTTTGAAGTAAGGCACATGTGTGAAACTAGCAGAGTGATCGACGGTCTTGGTATAGCTAGTGATGCCGCTTCAGACACAACAATAGAAACATTTACAACCGTAGAAATAACAAAACTTAGATAGAGGGAGAAGTTATGACTAACTTAGAACAAATACAAAGCTTGGTACTCGATGACGCATTTTTTACCATATTAAGGCAGCTACTTCCTGCTATTGACTACCAAATAAATCACAGTGCATTAGACTTAACTCTACCTCTTTATGATCAAGTCGTTTTAACAGGGGCAGTTAAGCCAACACTTGCTGAAATGAATACTCAATTTGGTATTTATAAACAAAACTTAATCGACTCTGAAAATGCAAGACTAGCTGAAGAAGCAAGAGTGAAGGATATAAAAGACAGATTAATTGCTATGCCTTATGTAAGGGAAGCGCATTTATCTCTTCATCCTGGGATGCCAAATGCATATTTGTGGGTAAAAGAAAATATTTTACAAGCGGACGCCGCTTTAGCAGAGGCTAACCTTGTGGTACTTGAGAACGAACACGTAACTCAAGCCGCGATTTCCAGCGCAGCAATTAGACGCATAGACATGAAGAAGAAGGGCGAGAGGGCCAAGGCAGCTTGCCAGAGCGTTATGGAATACATAAATGGTTACGGTCAAAGTCTAACACCCACTCAAGAAGCTCAACTAATAACCGACCATGGTTCTCTATTACAACTTGTAGAGATGAATAAGGCCTGGTCTTTGAAAGACGCAATAACAGCGATCACTCCTGACACTATAATAACCAACGAAGTTAAACAGGATTTACTCGACGAGCTTTCCGAACACGGAATATAATTCTATAATGATTTACAGACTAATTACTAATGGGGGGGTTTCGTGGACATTTTTAAAGATTTCAAATTTTTTGAAATGATAATATCTGTTGCAGCGACTTTTGGTGTCTATATTCTAAGAGATTTTAAAGCATCTATGAAAGACTTTAACAAATCTATTATGGAAATGAAGGAAAGCGTTTCACAACTTAACACTACAATGGCCGTAATTATAGAACGAGATGAGACAAAAAATATAGCAATCAACGAATGCCGTGAATTGATTCAAATAAACAGAGAAAAAATTCATGAGATAGAAAAAGAACTACCAATCATAGGGGGAGAAAATGGAAGAAAATAAAGCTATTGATCTTAGTGTAAGCGAGGGTAAATTCGTTTTAAACGTGGACTCAAACAAAGATGGTGACAAGGTTGCCAAGATTAACATCGCATTAAATGAAGCCGTAGAGGAAGCTTTTAGCCGAGGTAAAGCTATCGAAGGCGCAAAATTAGTAGATTTTAAATTTAACCTGTCAAAATTGATTTTAAAAATTGATACGGATAAAGATGGTGAGAATTTAATGGAGATCGAGATTGATTTAGCTGAAGCGGTCGACGAAGCTTCGGGACTATTTAAGAAATGATTGAAAAAATTATTATAAATATAATCATATCATTACTAAAGAAAGCCAGTGAAGGCCTCAAAGATTTAATTCTTGAGGCCTTACTCGACCACAAAGCGAAAAAAGAAAACAAGAAAAGAAATAAAGTTCTTTTAGACCTAGTAAAATCCGAGGATAAGTCAGATGATGAAATTCGTGATATGCACCGTCGCCTTGGTGATATTTAATTCCTGCAATTCAATCCCCCTACCTAAAGTGCCGAGGGGGACAGCATTATCGTCCGGTATGATTGTTGATATTCCTGCTGGCTTCTCAATTCCAGCTTCTTGTATAAAAAGCAATCCTGAGAGGCCTCAAGAATATGATTGTTCGGAGATACCCAAGGGATGGCAAGTAACAAGTCCAAAAGGTTACAAAGTTTTATTTGATGACATATCTGCGAAGTATTTAGAATTAGCCAAACTTAGAAGTCGATGCGTACCTAAAAGAAATTAGATATATTATCGCTACACCACTTAAAAGAATCGCCGTCGGTGACACATTCGACAATTTCATTAACGCAATCTGTTTCAATGAATGAATTTTCAAATTGCCTACAATAATTAGTAGCGTTTAAATGAACTACAATTAAAAACATTTCCCAGAACACAAATATTCCCCCTTTTTTTTAACGTATATATGCTTCAAAAGTTTCGTTTTTGTGGGATTTAACCACTTTCTCAAACTCACCTATTTTATTTTTACCTATATAAAAATCAATATGATTTCCTGTTATAGCTCTACCGATGTCTTCAGCAACAACGTACCCATCATGCCCATTGATTCCTTTAAGTGAAGGAATAAATAACTCAGTTCCTAGTGGAATTACCTTGGGGTCAACAGCAATGCTTTTAAAAGGGGTTAAACATTTGTTCATTTTACCCTTAATACATTTGCTTTTAATAAATTTTAAACGTCCTGAAATGTGTTTAGAGGCGCACTTAACTATATGATCGTTAGTCATACCACCCCAACCATAGACTTGATTATCGATATATCCACTACCTTGCATCATCAAGTCACAAATATCCTTATTTGATAGTTTAGGCCCTAACTTTCTTCCGGTCTTATCTCTCAAGGGTATGCCATTAGAAATATTTTTATAATCTTTTGTATCGTAGTAAGTTGCCCACAACATAATTTTTTTACCTATTTTTGGAAGTTTAACCTCCTCAACTGGTTGTTTTTTGGATGGCCCCTGTATTGAACACCTAAATAGTAATAATATCATAATCAAATAGCACATAGAATATTCCTTTGTTGTTAGAAAATTCTATGGTTTTGCTGTTGGTTTGTAAAATTACTAATTGTCCGTATCTATATCTCTATCATTCCTTATATTAATTTTTCTTTCTTTTATCTCGGCATCAACATAGTCGTACCAGCCGCAAAGACACTCATCACAAAAATATTCCGTTTTTATTTTTTATTCTATCTCTTGTTAATTTCTCATCGGGATTTTTTACACCAATCACAATTATTCATCCCTTCCCCCTTTTAATGAGTTCACTTTTCATTTAACCCCCTTTCATAATCTAGTATCATACTGCCTATCAATTCTGGTATTTGAGGGACAACTGAATTACCCAATTGTTTTATTCGTTCCCGTCTAGCTTTGTCCAGTCCTTTGGGTAACCCATCATCCACTCTACAAATTGAGGATTCAATTTTCCACCAATTACGGAAACTAGAGGTGGCTTTTGACCACCACTCGGATTTTTCTTTCTCGGAGGAAAAGGGTTTCCACAGTCTCGGCATGTCGGTGTTGGAATAGTTTTCACTTGGCAAGTTATTGACAGAGAAGGAGAGTCTCTGCTCTCGAATTGTCTTACCGCTGCTTGGTTGCTCATAACGTCCTTGTAGTCTCTTGCTGCCGGTGTTGGAAGAGCTCCCATTTTCGCCAAACTCTCTAGACTGTGTCTCTTCTTTCCCACTCGACCTTTGCCACCGCCTTGATTGCTGCCATAAGTTTGTGCTGTGGGGGTAGGCAATAATCCAGATTCTTTCACGGAGGTGACAGGAACCAACGGAGCGAGCCGGTATAATATGCCATTCACAAACATACCCGATCGACCAGAGATTTTTGATAACTTCCGTAAGCCCCAAGTTCCGCAAATTGGCAACATTTTCAATAATGGCATATCGTGGCTCAACTTCTTTGATAATTCTTTTAAACTCTGTCCATAATCCAGATCTTTCACCTTTCATTCCTTTTTTAAGTCCTGCAACGGATATATCCTGACAGGGGAATCCCCCGCAAACAACATCATAATCACCTTTTTTAGGTTTTAAATCTTTTATATTTTTAAACCTTATTACTTCTGGCCAATGTTTTTTCAATACATTTCTAGCGTTTTCATCTATCTCGCAAAATGCCGTTGTTTCAAAGCCTCCAGTCCTTTCTAGTCCAAGGCTAAAGCCTCCTATACCAGAAAAAATATCCAAAACTTTAAATTTTTCCATTTTCTTCTCTTTGTTAAATTATGTTAATGCGTGCAAATATGCTCATTAAGTATATAAATATGTTCTTTTGCGTAGTATTCATCACACTATCATACAGTTTTACTTCTCAAAATCTCTTATAGTCCTATAAATAGCGCAGATCCTACCAAGATTATTTCTTTCTGTTTCGTCACACCAGTCTAGTACGTCCATTAAATTCTTAAAAAGCTCATCCTCAATTTTAATTGATATATCCACGCAGTTAGAAAAGTCTCCGACACGCCTTAGATAATCCATACCGCCATCTACCGCCACAGATCCACACTTACAATATTTAAAGTCATGTCTATGAGCTGAATAGGGTTCATCTCCACATTTTAGGCAATGTATTTGATTACTTAGTATTTTCATTATCTAATCCCTTATAAAAAACTTTTCAAACTCTTTATGTCCATAATTGTCTGTACTCCACCCTATAACTTCATTAACAGTTAACTCTTCTGGAAGTTCTAATTTTTCTACGAAATTCTTAACACCTGTTTCACAAGCTCCTGTTATTTTTCTATAAGCTTGTATCATTTCTGCTTTAGGTTTTAATGTTTTTAAGTTCCAATCTTTATATTCTGTAGTATCTCTATCTGATATTTTATAAACTAAATCATCAATAGCTTGTTTTAATGTTTCTCCATGAGAGAAAATATTACCCCTCTTAACTACGTATTCTCTCTTATTTGTTCCTATTTTTTCTGTTCTATAAATTGTCAGGTCATCTTTTTTTCTAGTTGATATAAGTTTTTGTAAAATATTATCAGCATATAAAAATCCTTTTGATAGAAAAGAATCAAATACATCACTATTTATATTCAATTCTTCTTTTGTTGGTGTTTTTGTTAAGTTGTTATTATTTAAATCAAGACTTCCCCCAATATTAACATTCTCCAATCCTTCACAGTTTGTTAATTGGTTATAATTTAAATAAAGACTTACTCCAATATTAATATTCTCTAAACCTTTGCAAGATGTTAATTTGTTATTGTGTAACCCTAGATTACCCCCAACATTAATTCCCTCTAAACCTTTACAGGTTGTTAGATTGTTATTGTATAAATAAAGACTTTCTCCAACATTAATTCCCTCTAAACCTTTACAGGTTGTTAGATTGTTATGATTTAACCACAGATTCCCTCCAACATTAATCCCTTCTAAACCTTTACAGGATGTTATATTGTTATTCTCTAACCGGAGATTTCCCCCAACATTAATATTCTCTAAACCTTTACAGGATGTTATATTGTTATTCTCTAACCGGAGACTTCCTCCAACATTAATTCCTTCTAGCCCTTTACAGGTTGTTAGATTGTTATTATTTAACCAGACGTCCCCTCCTATACTAATGTTTTCTAAACCTTTACAAGATGTTAGATTGTTATTGTGTAAATAAAGACACTCACTAACATTAATTCCTTCTAGCCCCTTGCAGGAGGTTAGATTGTTATTGTGTAACCAGAGATTACCTCCAACACTGATATTTTCTAAACCTTTACAGGAGGTTAGATTGTTATCATCTAACCGGAGATTACCTCCAACATTAATATTTTCTAATTCTTCACAAGATGCTAGATTGTTATTATCTAACCAGAGGTTACCCCCTACATTAATTCCTTCTAGTCCTTTACAGGTTGATAGATTGTTATGATCTAACCAGAGATTTTCCCCAATACTGATATTTTCTAAACCTTTACCGGATGTTAGCTTGTTATTGTATAAATAAAGACTTTCTCCAACATTAATTCCTTCTAATCCTTTACAGGTTGTTAGATTGTTATTGTTTTAACCAGAGATCCCCTCCAACATTTAATTCCTTCTAATCCTTTTACAGGTGGTTAGATTGTTATTGTTTAACCAGAGATTTCCTTCCCAATACACTATTTTTACCATTCACGGGATTGTTATTTTTATCTAATAACTGTACTCTAGTTTCTTTTCCTTCTTCTATTATCTTGAATGATATTGCTTGAATTTTCATTTTTCACCTTCTGATTTTTTTAAGACAATCCTCACATAAAAACTTTATGTCTTCTGTCATTGTTAAATTATCGCTACGTGCTCCGCAGTTATCGCATTTTGGTTGCATTATATTCCTTATAAATATCTAAAATTCAATAACTTTAGAAATACGCTCAATCATCTCAACAACTTCATTATATTTATAATTTTCAAGTTCGGTGTCTTCAGAACTTCCGGTGTCTACCCAAAGAGATTTATTTTCGACATAAACTGATTTTATGTCCTCAATTTTTATAGTAATTAAATCTCTCTTAAAATTTATGTACATTTAATTATTCCTTTTTAATTTTTACACCAATAACAAAGCCTAACAGCATTAGACTCACTCAAAAATTCTTTATCACACTTAAGACATTTTCTTTTCTTGGGTATTATGGGCGGTAGGCCTATTAATAATCGTTCCTTATTGAGTTCAATGAGTAGCTTTTCTCTTTCTTTAACTTGCTTCTCACTCATGAATCACCCAAGTAAAGACAGCACATTTCATACACTCTTTTATTTAACTCTCTCAATCTAACGATCTCAAAATTATTACCTATTAGCTCTTGAATCCTTTGCGCAGATATTTGCTTAAGGTTTTTATAATAAACTCTATCTTTGTCTGAAATATTAATTTTTAATAAATTTCCCACTACCTAACCCTTTGTTTAAGTTCTCGTCTAAAATTATTCATATTCATTGACAGCGACCCTCCCGGATCAAATTTTCTCCCCTCTGAAACCTCGTCATGGCCGAAAAACAAACGTGGATCTCGTACCCGTTTTTACATAACCATACGCTTAGATTAAAAAGCGCGTATTCTTGCGCTCTAGTAAATCTTNCAAAAACTCCACTATTTTTATATCCATCTTTAACTCTGACTAAATTTATATCTGTCACTCTCTTATTAAACCATGTGCGGTAAAAACCGTCGGAATCAACAGAGGTCAACCCTCCACAGGCGATCTCTATACCAACATAGAATTGACTTACCCAATCTCTTTTAGTCACTGGGCAAAATGATAAGCCTGCATGAGATCCCCACTCACTTATTTCAAATTGTTGAAAAACATTTCCATCAAGGTCGATGAAAAAGTAACAATATTTTTTCTCAGAGGACAATGCTTCTCGGCCTGATTCTTTTCGCCATCCAGCAGTGTAGTGTATAATCGCGCCTTCAGGGGAAAGAGTTTTTATATTTTCCTTTAGTGACCATTTTATCGAGGTCACTAATAAATATTGCATCGGGAAAAAACTTATTCATTATTTTAGGCCCATAAACGGATCGATTTAATCTTTCTAAATTATCTTTCATATTTTACTTCCTATATCGAGTATCTACGTACCCCTCAGCCTCTATGGGGCAATCTAATGCCCATTTAGGTGATTGGGTCATGATATTATTAAAATCTTTTAAACTCCCAAAATCAACATCGACACAACTTATAATCTCGTCATGAACACAACCAATAATATCGTATCCTTTTTTCTCAATCCTCTGCATTGCCTCGGTCAAAAAATCACGAGCAGTCGCTTGGACAGCATTTTCAGTCAATCGACCTGGGATGATTGTTATTCTCTCCCATCGTCGCGTATAAGTATTTAGGCCCATGTGGGTTATTGCCATTTTCTTAGCTCCCCAAGGAGTAGTAACTTCTTTAACTATGGGCTTGTAATAAGAAATAAAACGACCATTCGGCAATCTCATGTGAAGGAAGTCACCCATTTTTCTAAATTTTATATCGTTACAAACTGTGACTCTTTTTGTCGTTACGGCGTCCATTGCAGCGTCATAAAGTGAATACCAAAAGTTAACGATCTTTTATATTTGGCCCTATAACCATCCACGATATCCTTACTTTGCTCCTCACTGATAGATATTCCCCAAGAAGTCTCGCATATAGTCCTAAAAGTTTTAGAACCACCACCAAAGCAGCAGGCTAGAACAGCTATTTTCCTAATTGTCTCTGGTCTTTCGTTACATCATCATAAGCTACTAGGTATATGCTTTCAGCGGCCCTTTTATATTGATCTACCCCTTTTTCAAAATCTTTTAGAGTTTCATAATCCCTTGCTAACCAAGCGATAACCCGATTTTCAATGGAGCTAAAAATCGGAAACGATTAACTTTTTGCCTTTTGGGGCCTTAACGATAGGCCTGATTAATTTTAAGGCCTCGTTAATTACACTCATACCCTTAAACTGTTTTTTCAAAAATAGGTTTACCAACTCTTCAGGGTTTTTACTTGCGTCCCTTGGTAAGTTTTGAATTTGAAAACCTGATCCTGCGAATCGGCCTGTAGAAGCCTTATGAAAAATAATGTTATTTTTTATGGTGTTGTCTGAACACAACGCCCGATTCACAAAATCATATTTTTTAATAGGTGTCCGCGATAGTTCCGATCTAATCTCTAAAAATCTCCTAGCAGAATCGCAAATATCATCTCTTTCTAATGCCTTTTTAACATCACCTTTCGTATATCCTTCTAAGATAACACCATTGTCCTTTAACCATTTTATTGATTTAGGTCTTGAATTAGTGGACTCTAAAAAACCATCAGACATGGCATAAATTTCTTTGTTCAATCTCTCTTCATAATCACTTTTTGCCTCTAAGACCGCACTTACTAAATCAACGTCAATAGGTATGCCCCGTTCATTAATTTTGCAAGTTAACTCATATAATTCTTGTTCTTCACCTTTTACGTGTCTCGGGAGAGTTTTAAATATATCTATTTCAGTCTTAACGTCTTGGATACAATAACTATAAAACTCTTCGAAAGCTTCGGGGTCTATTTCAGGTGTTACTCTTGTGTATGGTTTTGCCTTAGACCACTTTTTAGGTTTTGATAAAAGGTGGATTAATCTTTTACCTTTTTTATCTTTTTGTTGTGTGATCTCAAGCGCCTCTGCACATTGTCCTAATGATGCAGGAAGCGATAGCGCGAGCGCATCGGTCATGGTGCAACGTATTTGTTCTACTTTTATTTGAGGCCAGTTAAAAAGCCTATGACCTACATAATTGATTATGGAATATTCAAAAGAACAGTTCCACCCACGAATAATGCCACCACTCCCTATATGATCTAAAAAATCTTTAGGTTCTTCATTGAGACCGGGATGCCACAAATTTACTTTATCATTGTCCGCATCATCAAAAGAATACGCCATACATATAATTTCGGTGGAAGAATCTTGAGCATATCTAAAAGCCCCCNNTTTAATATCGATCTCTGAATATGTCTCAAAAATCGAGATTCATCACACGCACAGCGTATCCTTAGAAGTAATTACACTTCGACCTAACAGTANAGTAAAAGATAATCTTAATTAGTTAAATAAAAGCGTGAAGGTTATTCCCAATCACCTTCAACAAAATCAGCAAAGTCTTCTGTCGCTTTAGTCCTGGACGTGAACTTATCCCCATCCATTACTTTCATGACGTTATCTAGAGAAATAGCAACGCCTTTAGATTTATTATATTCGTATGCATAAGGACGTATTGAGGCCCTATAATATGCTCCTGAATAGATTTCACTCTCATCCATAGGTTCTACCAAACCCTGCTCAGATTTAACGACTATACCAGGCTTATCCTTATTAGAAGCTGTAAAAAGATTCATACCTTGCCAGTTATATTTTTCGTCCTCTTCATCACCATCTTTTATAAAAGTTTTAAGCTTCTTAGGAATTTCTCCCCATTTTGTCATACAAGCACTATCCATATTATTCTTTAAATCCGTCCAAAATTTATCAGTTTTTGGAACGGAAATAGTCATAGAGTATTTAGCATCCTGACCGTCTGCAAAAGCTCTAGGCTTCATTAAGTTAACAAAACTCCCTCTAAATTCTGGTGTGACTAATTTCAAACTCTTTTTTTCTTCTGTCATTTCGACTCCTTTACCTTGTTCGCCATATTCGTTTTATTGAGATGACAACTTAATAAACGACTTCCGTTATTGAAAGACGTAATGCGACATTATTTAAAATCTTTTTTCGCTTCTGCTGTTTTATCAAGGACTTCCCCTTCTGATTTTTCTTTTGCTATGTAAACTGACCCCTCACCCTTAATTACATAATCGCTTAAATCCAAATCGATCTTATTAAGTTTTAGAACTTTCTCAGTCTGCGCCACAGTTATCATTTTCTTAGGTGTAAAAAGCTCCTCTTCACTAATACCTGCGCTATTTAGATCGTGTAAAATTTCTTTTTCCTTCTCGATATTCCACGCCCTTCTACCCGACCGCCTCTTTAAAATGAATCCGGGCACAGGTCTATCAGACCTAAGCTCCTCTTGCACTTTATCCTCGACGGTTTTAATGAATGTTTTTAAGAGGGGAACTAGTTTCATTTTTTCAGATAATTCTATCGAAGAAAACTCCTCAAAAGCTGCTTTGGAGGCTACTTTTTTAAGTTCTTCACAGTTAATCTTGTGAGGACACCAACAAACAAGCCTCATCACTTGCTGCGTTATTCAATTATTTCCTTCTTAGAATATTCTTTTTCAGTCTGTCTTTATTTTTTTGTGAAGGGCCTTCAGTTCTTGCCTATCTACTTGTATGCTTTGAAAATTATTTCTACCTGGTTGAACTATGTGAATAAATAAACTTTTAAAACTCAAACCCTCTGCAAGCAAAAACTTTATTGCTCCTATTGCGTAAATCATCAACTGAGTATTGTCTTCAGCACTCACATAAATCCCTTTACCCGCTTTCAAATCTACAACGTGTATTATCTCCTTCTCAGAATTAAAGGCTATAACGTCCGCAGTTCCGTAACAGTCTTCTGTTACATAAACTTTCTTCTCGTAATAAAAAATATCTGCGTCTAAATTCCTTACATATTCAACATATTTTTCAACTGTTAAAATTATGTCTTCTTTGTCCGGTCTATATCCAAAATATTCACTCTTAACTTCTTCTCCCCTCAAAATATCCTCAGACATAGCATGAAGGGCCGTTCCCCTCTTAGCAAATTCGGATTCCTTTTCCTTTTCCTCTTTTTCTGGTAGCAAAACTGATTGTGTACAAGTTAACCACCGCTTACTGCTTGAAGGTGAAAGCTTCGCATGTCCCATAATTACCGCTCCTCTATAATTTCATTAATAAAACTTTCTTTTTCTAAAGTAGTGTAAAGCATACGTTCATCTATTGAATTATCTATCGTTAGAATTTCCGCGTTGACATTATTTTTTTGTCCTATCCTATGAACCCTATCTATAACTTGCATTAAGTTCGAGTAAGACCAGTCAGACTCCACAATTATCACATGTCTTGCTGCTGTCAATGTTATACCCACCCTGGAGGCCACTATCTGACCTATAAAAACTCTACAATTTTCATCATTTTGAAAAGTATCTACCGACTTTTGCTTTTCTACGGCCGTACAACGCCCATCCAATTTTACCGGATTAAATTTATCTAACTTATCCATCAAAATATCGATAACGTCACTATGCCTGGCCACCACGAATACCTTTTTCTCCGACTCTAATCGCATTTTAATGTGTGAAACCGCCAGAGGTAGCTTCCTCAAACCCTGCTCATGCAATAACTCAGACAAACCCTCGAATCCCAAAGGTCTTGGATCTTTTGCTATAGCTGAAAAACTGTATTCCTTTTCTCTTTTTCCCACAGGTAAATCTAAGCTCACTATTTCAACATTTCTTTCAGGTAAATCCATTACATCTTTTTTCAAAAGTCGCAGCATAAAAGGTTTTAGAATTTCTCTCAATTCATCCGCATTAGACATACCTCTGTAAAGCATAAACTCTCTAATACCTATAAAAACCTTTTTTGGGTCACAAAATCGCATTCCAAAAGAATCATAACTCATGTTAATTGCGTCTATTGCATACATTGGGACATATAAATCAATCGGTCGCTCCATAGGAGTACCAGATAAAAGTACAACATTGTCTATAGTCTTAATTAACTTTGCTGCGATTTTAGTCCTTACCGCTTTTGAATTTTTTATCATTTGTGATTCATCAATTATAACTCTGTCAAAATTGGTAAAATCGAAGTTTGGTTTTATCTTTCCTTTTTTCTTTTTCTTTCCCGTTCCGGCCACCTTTTCTCGGCTACCTAAAATATCATAATTAATTATGATGGTGCATTTCTCTTTAGGTAAAATATCCTTCTTTTTATTCACGATTTTTATATTTTTTTCGTCTGACCAAAGTAAGCGTTCCCTTTTCCAATTAATTTTCAAGGTCGCTGGGCAAATGACTAGGACTCGTTCACCTTTTTTAATCGTTCTTGCTGCGATGATTGTTTTACCTAAACCTTGATCTGCTGCGAGGATTGATTTAGGTCTATCTTTTAGCCACTCTAAAGCTTCAATTTGGTGTCTATATAGCTTTTTCACTGATTAACTGTTACCTTCTATAAAAGGGAATTTTATTTGGTGAGGGTCGGCCTCCAGATTACCTATATCGTAGGCATAAACTAAAGATTTTAAATTCTCCAAATCTTTTCTTTTCACTTTTAAAAAATAATCTTGTTCAGATTCTATTTCTATTTTTATTCCTACAATTTCATCCATTATTTGCCTCCTTCAGTTTCTTCTTCTTCAGATACATCGGCTATTTCTAGCAAACCTTTTTCAGTTCTAGAGAAGGTGAACACATTATAGTTCGATTTAGCGTCATTATTTTTCTCAACGTAGAAATTAATATATTTTTCGCTCATAACTTTTCCATCCATTTTAGGCCTTAAATACCACATAAAACGCCCAGAATCCCGTATTGTGTGAGAGCCACTAAACCCATTAGATTTATTCATGTGGTGGACAATTATCACGCAAACATCGAGTCTTTTTTGGATTTCTTGAAAAGCAGAAAATACATAGCTCATGTCCTTTTGAGAGTTTTGATCTCCTCCATGCCACAGGTTTAAAGGGTCGAACATAACTAGTCTTAATTCGGGTTTTCCTGCCTCTTTAAGGTCTTTTTTAAGGGTTGTAAGTGATTTTATCACCCCATCAATTATGGCCTGATTGAGGCCCTTTTCATCGGTTAAACGGATATTATCCTGCGCCCATTTAGGTCGCGCTACGTTTTTCCACCTATCTTTAATCTCTTCTTTTTGCCTATCTGAAATTATTACATCTAAGTTCTCAATTTCTTCAAAGTCTTTTCTTGCCCCATTAACAACTTTTTCTATGTCTAATTCAACTAGATTGTGAATCTGATTGTGGACTTTTACGAGACTATCCTCTTTGTTCACTATAGCGACAGTTCCTTGAATTGTGGGATACCTATAATCATCAAAAAATCGACCTCCGCTGGCAACGGCCTTTGCTATTTCTAAGCAAATTGTCGATTTTCCTACTCCACCGGCACCTACTAAAAAACCAATTGATTTTTCGACTAATAGGTCTTTAATTAAAAAGTTAATCTCTTCGGGTTTCTCGTTAGCTAGTGAATCAAAGAAACACCAAGGTGAATGAGAAATTTTCTCTTTTTCTTTTCTTCTCAGGAAAAGTTTTTCAATTTCCCAAAAGGTGTTCATTGTGCAAAGTTTTTTACCTCCTCTCTCCAAATCAGCGGAGGCCCTTTCCCAAAATACCTCATTTTCCTTTCGATCATATTTTTGAAGTTCAGAGCAGTTTTCTAAGGCCCAATCATCCCACAATTCAAAAAGATCATTATCCCCTGTAGAATGAAAAGCAAAACCTATATATTTCCAAATATCAATTTTTGCAAATTCTCCAATTTCTTCATATTTTATCAATCTGAGGGCCTTCTTAATCCTCTCTAAATCATATTTCTGGCCCTTTGTTTTTATATAGTTCTCAAACTCTTCAACATCATCACCATATAAGCCTTCTGCGCTTGCTCCAACCTTAGAAAGTTCCTTCTCTTCTACCTCTTCAACAGCAAATGCACATTGATCTAAAAGAAATTGCTTTTTACTCTCACCCTCTGAATATGAGTAACTCTCAAAATGATTAAGATAGTCAGGATGACACCCTTTTATGAATATATTTGTGGAAATATCATCCGTTTTCTTGATGTTCTTGTTAACTATTAAACCTAACCCCTTAGTTAACTCAAATAAATCCTTCTCATCGTTCGCTACGGCCTCCAGGACGACTTTAAAGCAATTTTTACCATTGTTGGTCTTTTGTGCTGTCTTAATCGTTTTATGCGACCACGTAGTGAATATGAGATGATTTATACCCTTATTTTTCAGTAGTTCATGAACACCATTCGGAGTTTCTTCTACTGAGTCATAATCTAGAGTAACTAAATATGGTGGCATGGATTTCATGTTATCCGCTGCCCTGCTTCTTTGTCTTTTCCTGGTAATTATTTTTTGATCTGTTTTCTTTTTAAAAGGTTCTATCTCTTTAGTAAAAAGATCGATCATATCGTTGAATGAATTTATAGGTATGTCTTCTCTATGGGTGTGTGAAACCGTCCTAGCATTAGGCCATAAAGATATTTTAAATGGTGTAAACACTATTAATAAATCGCGTTGTGAGAACGGATAAGCCCGTTTTCTCTGACCAATCTATCCATCGTGCCAGAGTATAGGTATCGCTTTGCGGCACGATTCTTAGCGATATAAATCGCTTTACCATCTACAACATTTCTAATGAAAATATCTTTGCTGCCTCGGAGTAGGGATAAAATTATATCCCCTCTATCTGTTATCATTTGGAAATCCTTTATCAGGGTTTTTTAGAAAGTTAAAAGTATGGATTAAAAATTATTCTGTCAAACCATATTTTTTAAAACGCGAAAGGTCATCTTTAAACTCTATAATACAGTTTTCAAAAAAGGATATTTTATCCTCCATTGCCTTTTCATAAAAAGTAATTTTGTCGAGTTCGACCCATTTTAAAAAATTTCCCCAGCTATCTGAAACCCTCTTTAAACCCAACAAATATAAAATATATGAAGGATCTTTTTCTTTTACTTCCCCGTACGTTTGGCCTTCATATTTTCCTGAAAGAAATTTAAAAGCATACAAATCTTTGATTGATTGTACGTTGGCCCATTTTTCTTGCTTCTCTGCGTAAGATAATTTAGATTTCTCTTCTTCTTTATTCATAATGCCCCCCATCTATTTAATAAGAAAAAAGAATCTATTTTAGGTTTTCTAATTAGTCAAAAGTATTTTTCTCTTAAAAACTTGACTTCTCTATCTTTTTTCGTAAAATAGGAAGGGCCTTCCTATTTAGACACCAAAAAACATAAATAAAAATAAGCGGAACTCCTAAGTGGTTGTTTTTTCTTTTATATATTTTTTTCTCATTTCTCCCCTTGACATATTGTGGAAAGTTTTTAAAATGGGAGTGGCGCCACCCCTGGAAAGGGTTTCCGTGGCGGCTTCTCCCATTTTAAACAAACCCAAAAACAAACAAATCTTACATTTTAATTTTTAACAAAATTTTCTTTTATTTTAGGAAATTTTATACAAACATAGTTCCATGAAAAAAGCGCCCTCCGAATCTCAAGAACAGCAACGACTAGTGTTAAAATTGAGATGGTTTCATCCAAATTTAGTTCTTTTTAGCATTCCGAATGGTGGAAAAAGAAATCGTGGAGAAGCGCGTAAATTGGTTTTGGAGGGTGTTGAACCTGGCATACCTGATCTTTTTATCGCAGAACCCAACGACGAATATCACGGTTTATTTGTAGAGATGAAAAAGGTTGAAAAAAGTAAAACTAATACATCTAAAGAACAACTAGAAAAGCATAAACTTCTTAAATCCAAAGGGTACTGTGTTGCAGTATGTTTTGGATCGGAAGAAGCTTATGACGTTATACTGAGATACATCGGGGAGCGTTAAAAGGATTATCGTGGGGGTGTTTCTATATACACGGCCGTAAAATTCTTTTCCTTAGCTCTTTATACACATAGCACAATATTTAAAATAAAGTTTTTCATGTAAAATATTATTATGAAGAAACCTAAATTGTATAAACGGAAAAAATCACCAACAGTAAAGAAGTACAAAAGACCTGGCTTAAAAACAGGTCGTGAGAAGGGTTATGATAGCGCCTGGGAGAGTTATCGAAGAAGGTTTTTATATTATAACCCTAAATGCTATATATGCGGAGAGAAGGCTTCCTGTGTAGATCACATAGTCACAATTAGAAGTAATCCAGACCTAGCCGAGAGTACCACAAATCATCTCCCCAACTGTGCTTCCTGCCATAGCATTGTGACAGGATTATTTGATAGACATGCGGAACAAAATTTGGACGGTAAGCTTGCTTGGATAAAAAAGCAGAGAGAAGCTCGTGGCGTTAATATTAAAGTGATAGTAATGAGAGGGTATCACGAAAAGAAAAGACGATAACGCCGAGCGTTTGCTGATAACAAAATAATCTCGTAAGTTAGTCCACGAAGGTTTGATTCTTCAGCGACCATTTTTTTTTTAAACTCCTGAAATAATTCAAAAACAGATTTTTAATTTTATTTTGATAGAATACTTGTTCTGGGTGTCGTAGAAATATAGAGTCGTTATTATTTTTTAATTCCTTTTTCTTTAGTAACGACAATATTGTTTAGGGAGGCTTTTTTTTATTTATAGGGGCCTCCTTAATATTTTAACAAAAGGGCCTGAATGAAATACAAACTTAGATACCCAATAAAATATAAAAATCATTTCTCCTTCGCGATTGGTCATTCCTTTTGTTATGACGAGATTGAATTGAGAAGGCCCACCGTAGGAGATACTTACGGCCTCGACTTTTCTAACCCCAAAACGACCCACAAGAATATGATTATTTTAATCTCTAGAATATCCGATATTAAAATTCAACTCATAGAAAAATTAGATATGGTTGACTGGGACTGTATATGCCAAATCGTTAACAGGATGATCGTTCATGAATCGTGAAGAACTCTTAGCACTTCCCCCTGGGAGTGTATTAGAAAGATTCCCTGAAGAAAAAATACGAGTTAAGGTTATGATACCTAGACACGTGAATGAATGTGAAAAATGTATGAAGGCCGTCACATCTGGTAACGTAATTAGAATTGAGAAAGGGACTCAGTGTATGGGTACGGAATGCGTGGACTGTTACCTGGAGACAAAAAAGTGGTAAGATTTATTATTTTTAAAGGTGTCTCTGAAGAAATTTATAAAGATATCGACTCTTTTTTCCACGAAAATAAGGTTAATATAATTTCTAGGGGTCGGACTGAATATAAAAACAACATTTTAACCATAACGGTTGTCTATAAAAAGTTGGTGATATGATTGCTTTAACCTTATTTTTGACTTTAATATCTTTCGCTACAGGTGTTTTAATTTTCTCAGGCAATGACTGGATGGGTGTTTCCGTTTTACTTGTTTCTTTCTATATCACTGATAATATATTTATCAAGGGATAACCCAGGGCACCTATAATCTTGAAAACTTTTAAAAAATTAAGGGGGCGCTTTGTTCCCACAAGATGAGGATAATGAATCATGGATAAAGAACAGCAAAAGGCCACAGGAATTATAAAAGCAATAGACGCTCACACAATTGAGGATTTACTCAATAGGTTAGAAGTAACGAGAAAAATATTATTAGACGTAGCTAACTGGCAAGGTGATTCTCGTTTTCAGGCCATACAATATTTAGAAAAGTATTATCCCAATCATCAAGAAGTGATCAATATAGAAAAAAATAACTTTGTATAAACGAAATAATAACTAGTTCCCTACTAACTTTTTTACCTAAAAGTTTTCAATTTTTTTTATCAAAAAAGTATTTTTAAGAAAAATATTTAAAAATCATTTTTCGTTTTTCGAACTCTTTGAAAAAAAATCCTATCGAAAGATTTTTTTCTGAGAAAACTAAAAAATCGACCAGATCCTAACTTTTTATTTTCGAATTTTCAGGTAGTTATAACTGTCTGTTTTTAGGTTAGATAATATCATGTCAAATATGGTGATAAATTTTGGCGTGTAAAATTACAAGGTAAAAACGCTAAATTCCCTTAAATCATTATACTATAAAGGGCAAGCTTCGAAACTAGGGGATAATTACTTGAAATTACTTCTAAAAATAATTTTATTAAAAAAAAGTTTTAGTGTAGCTTGTAATACAAGGCAGGATGCGCAATAAAATGATCAAGCAAGTCAATAACGACTAAAAAAAAAGGAAAACAAAATGCACGCAACTAAAACGATCGACCTTAAAGTAAATGACATTAACTTTAAAGAGGAGCTACTAAAATTCAAACTAACAACTAAACAAGTTTATGACTCATGCTTGATGGGATTCTTTATAATAGCTCCTATATTAATTTTACAGAATTATATAAACATTTAGATTTTTAACTACTAACCATTAAAAAAAGGAAAAAAAATGATAACATTAAAACAATTAAAACCGGCCCTAAATTTCATTAAAAAGCAACGTAGACCTATTTTAACGCAAGTATTAGTCGATAAAAACGGGATGAATTTAACTGATCTTGAAAGTTTTTTAACCATTAAAGATAGCTTTGATTTAAGTTATGGATTGCATGATATTAATACACTTGGATTAATTGATAATCCTAAAAATAATATAGACGATTATCCTATTATTGATAAAAAGCACTATATTACTAATAAATTCGCTTTTCATTTAGACCAAATTGAAACTTTTTTAAAGTTTACAAGTAAAGATGAAACAAGACTTAATCTTAATTCTATAGCAATAACAAAAAAAGGCGTAGTATCTACTGACGGCCATAAAATGCTTTTTATTGAAAATAATATAGAAATTGAAATCGATTTTATACTTCCAGCAAGCGCATTAAAGACACTAGTTAAACTTTTAAAGAAGTTTAAGATTAAAGACGCTTTTTTAATCGAATTTTAATGCGGATTATGCTTATATTGATAATGAGTATTTCTCAATGAATATAAGATTAAANAAACGAGAATTTCCAAAATGGTCTAATTTAATTCCAAGAAAATTTAAAGGTGAGTTTGTAATTGATGGCTGGATAGATTTTTAAAGAACTTAAACCTTTGTTTAATCAAAGAAACTTTTCGGGAAAATTATTTAATTCTGACAATGTTTTGATGTTTCAAATAACAGGAACTAGTGAAGTTTTTGAAATTGGAAAATGCGACGAAAATTTTAAAATTGAAATAGGCGTTAATTCATCTTATCTAAATACGATCTTAGGAAAATCTAAAAGCGTAAATTTTAAATTCAATAATGAGTTATCACCAATTTATTTTAAAAATGAATATGAAGGCGTAGTAATGCCTATAAAACTTTAAGGGGGGAAATTATGTACTACAAAGCTGAAATTTACAAAGATTCTGAAATAGATAATTACAATGATGATTGTTTACCCAACACAGGGCGAAGTTTTGGTAAAATAATGGAATTAAAATCAAGTGATATAAATAATTTGATGCAAGAAATTAAAGACTTTCTTAACGTCAAAGAAATTTATAATCTTGACAATGAAAGACTTTATGCTCAGTCACTTGAAAACAGTGATTCATATAAAGCCGATAATCATGAAATAGAATTGTGGAAAAAAGATGAAATAACATTGTATGCCGTATCATACGATATTTTCATCAATGAAATTATTGTAAATGAATTTAATTATGAATCATTAGAATTAGAAATAGCATGAAAAAGGAAAGAGTACCTAATAAAACAGAAAGGCTTTTTATACTTCAAAAGGACAACAAAAATGAATATGAAGGCGTAGTAATGCCTATAAAACTTTAAGGGGGGAAATTATGAAAACTTATTTTAATAATAGGTCAGTTAGAATTATTCACTATTTAGAAAATCAAAGTAAAAGACAAAATTATAAGATATTTTTAGAAATGAACGGGATTCAATCAATGGCGTGGAAAACGAATAAGGGTTTTAGGAGGTTTTTAGAGGAGTATAATTTAAAGCTTAAAAAATCTTATAGAATATCTAAAGGAAATATAACTATATGGGAGATTGAAGGCGACACCATTCTAGAATCAATTTTAAGTGATTCAGGTCAAGACTCTTTTTTTAGGATGTCTTTTGATCATTCTGACATTTATTCTAAAGTGAAAAAGCGTTGGGACTTTATAGAAACGTCTAATGGAAACCTCACACTGTTTAGAGCAAAAATAGTAAAGGAAAAGACTTTTATTTACTATCTTAATCCTAACGTAAAAAATAGGCCGATTTTTACATATAAACATTTTAAAAATGTTTTTCACAATTAAAGGGGTATATAAATGAAACCAATAACTAAAATAAAATCAGTAAGATTAAGGCCGATAACAGTTTCAAAAATTAAAAGAATTTTTAATATGAATTTAAGAGAATTTATAGAAATTACTTTGAGTTTAAGCGAAGAAAATGCGTATATTAAAAATAAAATAAAAGAAAAGGGGATAAAATGAAAAGCATTAAACTAATAAACAATTATCTTAAATATTTATTAATACTATAGGCGATAACACTATATTAATTCACTAAATCATTAAGGCCCTTTAAAAGGGCCTTTTTTTTTATTAGACATTAGACCTTAGATATAGAAATATCTTTTACCAACATAGCTCTTATACGTTTAGACAACATACAAGAAGTAATACGGTCGTATCCAAATTGAATAAGAGTATCGCATACACAGTCATTGTTATAATGATTATGTTTTAAATTAAATTCAAAAATATTTTTTTGATGCTCTATACGTACTATAGATGAATCACTTCTTTTTTCTATTGAAATAATAAACTTTATTTTCATATTTTTTTTTAATCAACATACATGCGCAAGCTAAAAAA